GCCGCTAGATCTGCGACAGGCGCTGCACTTGCCGGTGGTGATATAGGCAACATCGCCCGTAGTGCGGTTGCTGGTGCTGCTGGAGTTGGACTCACAGAACTGACTGGAAGTCAAGCAATTGGCAATGTTGCCAGATCTTTGTTTGCCGGACAGGCTCCAGAGCAAGTTGCTGCTGCTGCTATCGGTGGTCTTGGCAGAGACATCCAAGCAGGCGTATTTAATACAGAGCCGCCTGAATATGCGGCAGATATGGAAGGGCGTCCTACAGGAGCTCCTGACACAGAGCCTGGGGCAGAGATCGCTTTTGAAGATACGCAAACGTTTACAGATACTCCGACATATACAAGCAGACTGGGGCAGGCATTGCAGACTGCGCCTCAGTTGTACTCATTGTTTCAGAGTCCATCTGTTCCAAGAGTTAATTACACTGCTCCCGGGACTGCTCCCGAAACTGTTCCCAGTTTTGTTCCTAGCGAAACGCCTTCTGCTGCTCCTACGGGTGGTGAGACAACTGCTGGTGTGCCCAGCAATGCTTTGGCGTCTGGGTTAGGAACAAGTTCTATCGGGGGCAGGACGGTATCTACACTGGCTTCTGCGCCTTCTGGTGCGTATAGAGATCCATCTGGAAACATCGAGGATGTTGAGACTGGCGGTAAACGCCGGATGGCTTGGAATGAGGCGTCACTACGTCTTAAAGATGCGTTAGGGGTATAAATGTCAGCGATCAAAAAACTTACTGGGATTGGCGGCGACATTCGCCAGATCGCGGCATTGTTGCAAACCAAAGGTAGAGGGGGTGATAGCATCCTCGCGCACATCACTCCTAGAGAAGCTGCTTTGCTTCGTTCTAGAGGTGGTTCCGGCACCATCAATCCTGAAACCGGGCTGATGGAGTTTTATGATGGTCAAGACAGTGATTTCGGGGCTTTGAATTACGAAATGCCGGTTGCTGATAATTACGAAGCGCCGGTTTTTGAACAGCCCGCATCTTTTAGCCTTCCAACACCGGACTTTTCATATCAGCCGATTTCAGATATGGGCACCCAAGCCGGGATGATCGGGGGTGCAGGGCAAACCGAGGGCGACCTGAGCATGGCAAACCTGCCTGTCGGGTATAACTATCCTACCCTTGGATATGGGCAAGCCGAAACCCCTGTTGCTGCCCCGGTCAGGCTTGGAGCCGCACCGACTGGTGCTCGTGCTGCCCCTATTGCTGGTGGTGGTGGTGGTGCTGATAATAAAAAATCAAGTTTGTCTGACTTGATCAATCTCGGAAGAACTCTTAAACCGTTCCTGCCTGCTGCCGCTGCTACTGCGGCTGGTGCTATGGGCGCGCAGCAAGCTCGTCAGGCACAGCAAGAAGCGCAGCAGTACCGCTCGGATATGCAAAGGATCGCCTCTCCGTATCAGACGCAAGGTCAGCAGATGATCGGCGCTGCACAGCGCGGTGAACTCACGCCCGTCAATCGTCAGGCACTGGAAGCTGCTCGCGCACAACTGGCGCAGCAAGTGCAAGGCCGTGGCGGTGTAGGCGCTATGCAGGCGACAGAGCAGATTGCCAGGATGCAGCAGACGCTCCTGCAAAACCAGTATGACTACGGTCTGAAACTAGCCAATCTGGGCGATCAGATCGCTATCGGTGCCATCAAGACGGGTATGCAGGCAGACAAAGAGATGCGCGCTCTACTGCAGAACTACATGACTGGCGCAGCTAGGATTGCAGGAGGTAGTGCTGGGATTTTAGGAACCGAAGAAAAGACTCCTGAAAATCAGACAACAACTGTACCTGCGAGGCCGTGACATGGCCGAGTCCAAAAGTTACGACTACTCTAACCCGTATGTCCCCTCTGACATACTCCGTGCCCTTCACGGAGTGGAGTCTACTTTTGGCACTGCAAAGACAAAAAATGGTTTGATGGTTTCGCCTGCTGGCGCAACAGGACATTTCCAATTCATTCCCGAAACTGCTAAAGAATATGGCTTGTCAAGAGAAGACACTTTTAACTTTGACAAGTCTAAACTTGCTGCTGCTAAGTTTTTGTCAAAACTGCATAACGAGTTTGGCAACTGGGAAGAAGCGCTGCGTGCATATAATGCAGGCGCAAAAGGTTATAGAGATATAAAAGCAGGCATAAAAAAGTCTCCTGAAAACGAAGCGTATTACAATAAATTTTTGAGTTTTATGCCAAAGGGAGGGCAAACTCCTCTTTCTTCCCGTGGGGTTCTTATGGCTGGCGTACAAGCAGGGAAACTTTCAGATCCCAAATCTTCCGATAATGTTGTTGCTCAAGAAGACAAGACTAAGCCCACAAGGAGCTTGCAAGATATTGTTTCTTTAGCAACGCAACTTGAAGATATTACTAGGCCAGAACGGGAACAAGCCGCTCTTAAAAAGCAAGAAATTTCTGGTATACAAAGTGATATTGCTCAACGCGAAGATGCTTTAAAAAAACAAAAAACTAGAGGTGTTGTTGGCATAGAACAAGAGGAAAAAAGACAAAGAGATGCAGCAAAGGCTGAATTTGAGTTAGCTAAACAAGCTCAGCCTATCCCCGCATTTGTGCCTACACGAGACTCTGCAGAAGACCTTGCTAAATTGTTTTCCTTCATCGGGGTGATGGGGACATTGCTTGGAAAAGGTGGTGGAAAGCAAGCTGCGATGGGCGCTATGTCTGCCATGACAGGAATGATGGAAGGTTGGCAAAAAGGTAGGAAAGACCTGTATGACCAAGAAAAGGTAAAGTTTGAAAAGGATCTTGCTCAAGTAAACAAGATTCATGACGAGCTATACAAAAAGATGAAAGATGCTGTTGATACGGCATCTAGAGACAAAGATTTAGGCAAAGCAAAATTAGATGAAGCTCTTGCTGAATCCGGTAGCGACATTTTGAGCATGACCAATAAACTTCGAGGGCCGCAAGCAGCGCTTGAAACTCTGACAGAAACTATAAAAAGCAAAACCGATCTGATGAAAACTGCCGCTACACTTCTTGACAAAGACAGGTCGGCAGAGTTTCGTGAAACTCAACTTAGACAAACCAAAGAGCTAGCTGAAGCAAGGATTGCATTACAACAAGCTGGAGTTGATATTAAGCAGCAAGCCCTTGATGCAAAACTATCAGGAGCGGCAGAAGGAAAAGAAAGAACAACCGCAGATATTAGGAATAGATTTGAAGGAGCAAGAGACAGTCTTTCCGCTATGATTAATGTTTTGGAAAAAATTGACAACCCGGTTGTAAAAAAAGAATGGGAAAAGGGTTGGGCAGAAGCAAAAAGATTTTTGTCCGAAAAAACATCAGACGATTCAATGCTTAGCAAGTTTATAAGATCAAAAGCCCTTGAGTCTCTTGACCCGCAAGTGCGAGATCTTGTTATTACTATTGCGTCTGCAAGAAATGATTACTATAAAGCAATAAGCGGAACTGCGGTTAGCGGCAATGAAGGCACCAGAAATTTTGGCGCAGTAATTCAGCCAACAGACTCTTTAGAATCTCTTAGAAGCAAAGCAAAAAACATTGCCGAAAGATATTCTGGGAAAGTTTCTGATTACATAGACAGTTATCAGTTTGCTCCTGGAATTGTAAATAGTTCTCAAAAACAAATTAAAGACGCAAAAAAATATCTTTCTACAACAAAGTCTTTTGCTACAGAACAAGAGGCGCAAGCTGCTTTTGATCGTGGCGAGCTGGAAGATGGCGACAAAGTTCAAATTGGCGGTCAAAGCGGAACTTGGAGGAAGTAACAATCATGCCTTTTGAGCCAGATAAGCCGGCCGGAAAATTCACGGCAGATTTAAGTCAAATACCTACTACACGAACATTAGGTGCGCCATCTCCTGTTGCAGAAGAAGTTGGAGATTTTGAAAAAGTTTTGAGAAAAGCTGGAGAGGCCGCTACTGCTGTTGGTCCTATGGGCGTGGCAGCGGGAACGGCTTTGAAGTTTGGTTCCAGGCTTCCTCAAGCGGTACGTGCTGCTGCTGGTCCAGTTGAAAGGATGGCTGTCAAAGCGGCAGAGGCCATGACGCCCACGAGCCTGAAACAACTTGGAGCCGCCACTACATCCGCAGGCATAGCAGGCGCGTCTGGCGAGGCATTTCGTCAGGCAGCAGAAGAACGTGGCGCTGGTCCTACCGGACAATACTTGTCCGAGTTTACTGGTGCGCTTGCCCCATCTGCCGCAAGAGCAGGCGTTGAACGTGCGCTGGCTCCATCAGTAGAGGCTATGGGGAAAAAACTTTATAAAATTCCAGAACAAATTAAAAATTTAAAAAAAGAAGAGGCTCTGCAAACTGCTGAACAAGCAGGAATGCAAATTCTCCCTAGCCAAATACGAGAATCAAGAAGCTTGCAAGCAATTGAAAGAGTGCTTCAACTTCTTCCGGGATCAAAAGATGAGTTTGTAAGGCTTGGTCGTCAAAACCAAGAAGCGGCAAATAGGTCCGTTGCTAAAGCGTTTGGAGGTCTTGAACCCTCTATCGCTGCAGATGCAATGCAAACAGCCAAAGGTCAGTTGCAAACTAACTACGATTCAATTTTGTCTAACAAATCGTTTGTTGTTAGCGGAAACGTAGAAAATAAACTTATAAAAGCATTTACTGACAACGAAGATTTGAGACAGTTTGCTCTTGCAAACCCAAGGCTCGGAAAGTTTGCCGAATCGCTGCAACAAGGAGATAAAATAAATGGCAAATTCTGGAAAGAAGTTAGAAGTGATATTGCTGATTATGTCTATGGGTTGCAAGGCGCTTCAAAAGCAATAGGCAAAAACGTTCTTGAATCATTTGATGACATTGCAAGAAATAACTTGCCTCAAGCAGAGTACGAGGCGCTTAGAGGTGTTGACAGAAAGTGGGCTGCTCTTAAATCGTTTGAAGACGCTTTTACAAGAGATCCATCTTTAAGAATCGGTTCTGATGTAGACATCAACAAGTTTGCCCGTCAGTATGCAAATGTTGAGCCAATAAATGTTCTGTATGGTCAAACAAGTGGTCGAGGTGGAGAATATGTGCCTCTATCAACAATGGCTGAACAGTACAGAGTATTTACAAAGCCTCGCATTCCTCAAACTGAGGCTACGACGCTTGGAGGACTTTTACGAGCTGGAACAGGAATGAGTCTGTTTGCTGGAGGTCTTGCTGGAGGAATTCCATATGTTCCTGCTGCTGGAGCAGCCTACTTGGCAACTCCTCCATTAGCTAAAAAAGCGGCTCAAACATACTTAGATCCTCAAAAAACCGCTGCTGCTATGAGAGAGGCTGGTATCTCTCCGTTTGCGCTTTATCCAATGTTAACGTCTGACAAAAAGTGAGGTGCATATGCCGTTAAAAAAAGGTTCCAGTCGCAAGACGGTCAGCAGTAACATCCGCAAGATGATGAGAGAGGGTTACTCTCAGAAGCAGGCTGTAGCTGCCTCTCTCAGTACCGCTCGCAAGAGCAGACGCAAAACCAAAAGGTGAAATATGAGCAAGGACAAAAAAGGTGATGATCGTTCAACGCTGGAGGGCGGGCGTAACGAAGATCGTGGCAGCATGGACGCTCAACGCGCACTCGGGCGTAAGCCTGCAGGTCGCGGAACTTCGCGTACCACTAAGCGGACGATGAAGCGGTGAGCAAGAAGAAAGACAAGGGCATCAACCAAGAGCTAGAGACGGCTATCGCTCAGTTGCTCAGAGAAGTGATGTCCGACTCGACTTCAACCATCACAGACAAGGTGAAAGTGATCGACAGGTCGCTCAAGCTGGAGGCTCTGAAGGCCAAGATGTCTGATGATGAGTGGGGCAGTGGGTTTATGAACATGGATGATGATGAATAGATCGGTTACCATGATGATCCACAACAGGAGGCGTCATGGATGCGATCAAAGTAGTGCGTTTGGCTTTGGATGTTCTGACCGACAAGGTTGTTTCGGTTGTTTCGTTGGTTTTAGGGTTTGTTTTGGCTATGTGGGTCATGTACGAACCCGAGTTCCATCGTCTTATGACTTTGATTGTCTATACAGTGTTTAGTCTGTTGGTTACCATGCGGTTTACCGGCAAGCAGCAAAAGGAAGAATAATGTCCATCAATGCTTTTACCCCAATGGGGAACACGGTAGCGTTTACAGCGTTTACTTCCGCTCCGACCCCCGTACAGGCAACCTCTGCCAGCGCAGCCGCAACCCAGTACCTAGTGCAGAACAGTGGCAACGCTGTGGTGTTCTTGGGAGTCGGGCCTACGTCTGCTACCGCTAACACTAACGCTGCTACTGTGACCTCAACGGGTGCGTCTATCCCCCTGTTGCCGACCACTGTGCAGGTTCTGACGTTCAACGCTAACTCCTACTTCACGGGCGTTGCCAGCGCCAACTGTGGCGTGTACATCACCCCGGGTGACGGCATATGAAACACGGTCTTGGGCGTCATAACTACCGCAGTCCTGGTACCGGCATTGCGGTCGAGCCTCCTACTCCTCCCACTAATAACTTGCCGCTCACCTTTCGTGGGTTGGGCTTCAGGACTATTTCGTTCGAACCGCTGGCATATAGCGGCTGGTTTTTGATCTAAGGTGACCTATGAAGTTCACAATAACCTCGTTTCAACCGCGCCCGCAGCCTTCTGTGCGCGAGACTCTTCCCCGTGGTGGCTTCCAAGCCGTGCAGTCGTTTAAGGGCGCTCCTGAAGGCCGTGCGACGACTACGAAGACTACTGACAACCAGTATCGCAAGATCACTGGCTGCAAGTATTGAGTCCCTTCCCCCAAGAAAACTTGATTGCTGCACTGCAGCATAGGAGAGTGTCATGAAGCAATATGTAATCGACCGTCTTAAAGAGGCTTCTACTTGGCGTGGCTTTGTGTACCTGCTGACTGCTTTTGGTGTGACGCTTGCGCCTGCGACTTCTGAGGCGATCATCGCTGCAGGTTTGGCGATTGCTGGTGTGATCGGTGCAGTGTTCCCGGGATGACGGTATTTGACCGTTGTTTGGAGCTTGTGCTGATCGAAGAGGGTGGGTTTAGCAACCATCCTAAAGATCCTGGCGGTGCTACTAACTTTGGCATCACCAAAGCAACGTATGAAGACTGGATAGGCACGACTGTTTCTGTTGAGCGTATGCAGTCTTTGAAAGTGAAGGATGTTTGGCCTATTTACAGGACGAAATACTGGAATCCTGTACGTGCTGACGACCTGCCAGACGGTATCAACCTGATTGTGTTTGATGCGGCGGTCAACAGTGGCCCTAGAAGGGCTGCTAGGTGGCTGCAGATGTGTGTACATGCAACGGTGGACGGTGCTATAGGCCCAAAGACTATCGCCGCCACCAAAGCATGTGATCCTGCTACTGTTATCCGGCAGTATCAGCAAGAACGTCTGTTTTTCATGCAATCGCTAGACATCTGGAAGACGTTTGGTAAAGGATGGGAAAAGCGCGTCAGGCGGGTGCAAGACCACGCTTTGAAAATGCTCCCCCAACCCTGAGAATTTTCTTATGTAAGTGAGTCCTTACTATGGCTGGGCCTAAGTTATCTGTAGGTAGAGGTGAAAAGCTATCAGTCAGGGCTGGTGGTGGTCTGACGGAGAAAGGTCGCAAGAAGTACAACCGTGCGACTGGATCTAACCTGAAAGCGCCCACCAAAGACACTAAAAACCCGCGTCACAAGTCTTTCTGCGCCAGGAGCAAGAGTTGGACTGGAGAAAGAGGAATAGCCGCCAGACGGCGATGGGGATGTAGATGAAAACGCCTAAAGCTAAACGTGGTCTGTACTACAACATCAACAAGCGTCGCAAAGCAGGGTTGCCTGCTAAACGGCCCGGACAGAAGGGCTACCCGACTGCTGCAGCCTTCAAAAGGTCTGCCCGGACTGCTAAGCGTTAAGCAGACGGTATAAGCGTTCCTTCGAACAGGTAGCTACCTACGTGGCCTAAGCTCACCCACGGCGCTGCCCAGACCTTGTAGCCGTGTTTGCGGGCCAACATGCAGAAGTGATAGTCCTCAGATAGCAGACGGTTCGTACCTTCTTCTATGCTGACTGCGAAGAACTCATGGATCTGGTCGCCCGGGTTGACGCTATTGTTCAGATCCACGACATCATTGGTGTAAGCGGCCACCTTGTCTTTCAGGCCCTCGAACACTGAGCGTTTGATAAGCATGAAGCCTGTGCCGCCGTTCCAGATCTCCAGAGGATCCTTGCGTGGCACGGTGACAGTGCCGCTGTAATCCACCAGATTGACCACCAGAGCGCCCGAGTGGTGCTTTAGCTGCTCTACTGGCACCCCTGCCTCTACAGCGGCTTTAACGCCGTGCCAGTTGATCTCTTTCTTGGGGTAGATGCCGCAGATGATGTCTTTGTCTGCTTCGATCATTGGCAGGATGTCGTGAGGGTTCCAGCCGATATCTGCGTCGATGAACATCAGGTAATCGCCGTCTGTTTTCAGAAAGTTCTTGACCAGCCCGTTCCTGGCTCTCTGAATCAGGCTTTCGTTAAACATCATCATTGCCGACATCTGGATGCTTGACTGCGTGAATGTCGCTCCTGTCATCAGCAGGCTTTGCGTGTAGTGCCCTGTACACATGCCACCGTACATAGGCGTGGCAATAACAACGTGATGTTTCACGATATATCCTCGATTCTGAGTTTGTAGGTGACCCGTTTCCGGGTTTTGTTTATGGGCTGTCGTATCCAACCGTGGACGTGGATACGGATACCTGCTTTTCTGACTGCAGAGACGGTTTCTGATTCTTGAATCTTCTTGATACGGGAAGACACGCCACTGGCGGTGACTTGCACGGCCAGCACCTCGCCTTCCCGGATCGCTAATATGTCGCACCAGCCCCAGAGGTCTTTACGCTGCTTTGTAAAGGCGTTCCAACGTTCCACGACCTCGCAGTGGTAACCAAGATCTCGCAGATACGCCAGTGACCTCTGGGTGGGCGATTCTTTCATGCTGCAATCAGGAACTCTGATTCGCGTGAAGAGTCAAACCATGTGGGATTGCGACCACGGCCAGTCCAGGTCTTGCCGGTAGTGGGATCGCGGTACTTGACCACTGATTTGAACTTCAGGGTTTTGCTAGTGAAGATGTCTTTTTCTGTCAGACCGTGCAGCAGAACCAGCGACCGAACTTCTTCGATGACTTTGCTGCGCTGTTGAGTCTTGATCTCCTCGATTTGGCGGTCGAGTTCTTCACGTTGTTGAATAAGGTTTTCAATCATTATTTCCCTTTAAGTTGAAATTTTCTGCCCCTGCAAAGCTCTCGGGCGATGCTGACAGACCAGACTGCGCCGGAATTGTATTTTAGGGCGCTTTGGTGAGTACAAACTGAGGCCGGAGGCGAGTTTTGCAAGAACTCCAATTTGTGAAACTTTTGGTGTACGCATTTCTCACACTCCGGCTTGTCGTCTATTGTCCTTTTGCTCTTCTTCTTCCTCAAATAATCCTTAACTCATATCAAAAAGGCACGTCTTCATCGTCATCGATAAACTTCTTTCCCCCAGGCTTGTAGGCATATTGGGGTCTGACTTCATGAGGTTTGTTGAACTCCTGCACCCGGGCCTCAGCGCCTTCCATCCGCTTCTTCTTTGCGAATGTGTCTTCAGACAGAGACACCAGAGGCCCATATGCCGTGTCTTTCATCCATCCTGAGATGGAGAGCTTCTCACCCGCCTTGTAGTCCATCTCAAGGACGATAAAACCTTTGAGATCGGGTGCTTGGGGATGCTTCTTCACCTGCTCCGAGAACAGGACTCCCTTCCCGGGCTTTTCTACGTGCGTTGCCATCCTTTAACTTCCTTTCAATGATTGCTGCAATCTGACTCAGTTCTATACCCCCGGAGATGCGTACCCCCGGGGTGCCGATCATTCCTCGATCTGATCTTGCTGAAGCCGCAGTTCTTCCTCCGCTGCTTCCTGCAGGTCTGCGGCACTGCCCTTTGGGAAGGCGACAGCCCCCGCCTCTGCAAGTGCAGCCCGTAACTTAGTTCTGTCCATCGCGTTCATGCTGGAGATGAACCCTTTATTCACCAGCTCCAGCTCTTTCTGCTTGTCAGCCTTAGTTGCGGCATCCACCTTGCTGCTGTTGACGATGCGTTTCACCATCGCGGCATAAGCGCTGATCCACGCCTCTACTGTGGTGTGGTGTGAGAAGGGCGCATCCAGTCCTGGCACCATGAGCGGGTGTCCTTCTGCAACGTCCAGAACCTCCTCTACAGGCTTCGCAGTGGTCAGGACTGCCTCAGATACATCTGAGACCTCTACGGCGCGTTTAGCGGCCTTCTGGGGCTTCGCAGGGCTATCGTCGAAGTCCTGTACTTCCTCAACAGAGTAGGTTCCGACTACGCATCCCGGGTAGACGGTGCGGATACCCTCTGAGATGCACCTAGCTCTCAACATGGCTCTGGGATAGTTCCTCCAGTTGTCCTTGCCTGCCAGGCCGATCCGTTTTGCCTGCTCGATTGTCCACGTGATGCTGATGCTGCCCCCTGCTGGATGGGAGAACGTGCCTGTGACTTCTGTGTCGGTGTAGGAGTCCCAGAAGACCTTGCCACCGGCAGACTGGAACCGGGCCAGCATGGCGTCGGTCTTGAGGGCGGGCCTTCCTTGGATGACGTGATAGTCCCTCGCTGCTATAGCAGGGTGCATCCCTTCAGCCTGAGCTATCAACATGAGTGCCATCGCCTGATCTGCTGTTTTGACTCCGAACAGACCGGACTTAGCTACGGCAGATGCCATGACGCTGATCTGGTCTACGGGGATTAGTGCGTTAGACATGGAAACCTCCTTACTTGAGTAAAAAGCGGCGCGAGCCGGGTTGTTCGATTACGAACTTGTTGTAGATATCTGGCATGGACTGCTGGAACAGCTTGGAATCGAACCTCTTGGATGCCTTTGCTGACTTCCAGGTTGCCAGGATCTCGCCTGAATAGGTGCTGAGTGTGTCGTTGTCACGCATCCAAGCGCATATCTGAGACTGCAACCCTTCCTCTGCTTCCTCGAGCTTCTTGATATCTGCTTTGATCTGCTTGAGGCTTGCAGCCGCCCGCTCGACCTCCGCCGTAGCGGTAATCATCGCGGGTGCGGAGATTGCATAGGCCAGCTTGCACTCCTCGAGGGTCACAGGATCTGGCGTTGTGTCTGCCTTTATGTGCCCCCAGAAGGTAGCTATACGCTCCAGATGCTCCTGCTTTTCCTGCTCAGATACCTCGAGCGGGATCATCAGGTGTTCCTGACCGCCGACAAGGACAGACATCCAGACAAGATCAGCACCGAACACCAGCGCCTCGTGGACGCACTGCGCCCTGTAATAAGGCGGGACGATCCGGCTGTCCTCATCAAAGTATTTCCTTTGGGACAATCCGACATTCTTGCACTCGACTAGCGCACTGCTGGTCTTGCCGTCTGTGTGCGACCTCACCCATGGTTCTGTAGGGTGCGTGGCCGGAAGATCAAACGGTTCGACCTCTTCGCCTAACCTCTTGCTGGCAAGTGAGATCAGGATGGGCTGCATGACATGACCCATCTGGACAGCTTCGATGCCAGACAGGTCGTCGGGTTCCTTCTTGCCCTGCTTTTCGAGCACAACAGACAGGCCATGACCGCGAACGATCCTGGCTGCGTCCGTGGCCCAGATAGCAGAGTTACGAACCTCGGGACTGAAGTCGCTCATGATTGCGACTCCTCTTTCGCTACAAAGAGCTTGCCCTCGGGGCCGCAGCGGGACAGGTTTGCGCGGGACAGGTCGCAGAACACGAGCTGGACAGCACCGGTCACCAGATCGGTTTCGGGGCCAGCAGAGCAGCGGCTGTACTTCGCCACTTCCATGCTTTTGTGCTCGGGGAGAGTGTAGAACTGGCAGTTGATGCAGATGGGGACTGACATGGGAGGAACTCCTCTTGAGTGAGTGACACTGCGGAATGCAGTGAGATGATTAGACAATGATGTCGTTATCTATGCAAGTTGTATTTGCACAACTCATTGTCTGTTTCGCCACAATTCAATGGCTCTTAATCTGACTGATTCGGCATGTCTTTTGCCATACGTGGCTGCCAGACCTAGCAGTGTGCCGGACACGGCATAACGATCGTCCAGCATCAGGAGTGCGACAGCATCACGCTCCACTTGAGACTCGGGGCATAGTTCGCAGGCTAGGCGTCCTGTCAGAAGCATCAGGGTTCTGTCTGCTGGGTCGCAGAAGCATTCGCGGGAGATGGACATAGCAGGCTCATTTGAGGATTCGTCACATCCTCTACTTTTTTTTGTTGTCTGTGTAATTTAGGCAAAAACCCAACGAACCAAGAATAGTCCCCATCTGGACGCCATGCGGGTATCGCCACACCTTCCTGCATAAGTCTATGTATCTCAGACTGTGTGTTATTCCCGCGTCTATGGGACATATCTATAGCCTATCAACTATTGTCAGACCTTCAGTCTATCGTGGGTCTTGGAAGAGGACGGGGTGGTGGAATGATCCTTAGCCATAGGGGAAACAATCCCTGATAGCCAAGGAACCTTTATGACGGGTATGGAGCCAGTCACCTCGCCAGCCGTTCGCGTACAGGGTGCTAGCTTCGCCGCCCTTGCCCGTGTCTCAACGCTTCGTCCCAACAGTACGGGCTGTCCCCTGATCCCTGCCGGTTACCCCAACAGATCAGGCGGTCGCGTAGAACATAAAAAAAGGGCTTAAGAATGGCCTCGGTAGAGTCCCCTTATGTGGGGCGAAGCCATACTTAAACCCTTAGTCGACTCTACTCGACGGGCCGATAGTATCAGACCCGTCGGGTGTGTCAACCCTTACCAGTTCCTGACCTTGACCTCCCATCGTTCGTTATCCGGTCGGTCATCGTCGCGCATGACGAAAGCCTCACAGGGGAATTGGTCGTTTTCTGTTTCGGATTCAGCCCACTTTGCAAATGATTGGGCCTCCTTCATTGTCGGGAAATAATGCCAAATCACACCGACACAGGGCAGCATATCTCGATTAAATGTCATATTAAGCTCCAATTAATGAGTGAATCCAGATCAGGAAAATGATGATAAACAGGATCGCGCACAGGGCGAAGATCACGCCATCAATCGTGATGCGCGGGAACCTGATACCGGGCTGGCTGTCGATTCCAGGTACCAGGGCCTTCTGTACTAGCTGGGCGTCCTCATCCAGTACTGGGCGTCGGTCTGGATCATATGCGCTTCCGATTTTGATTTTGCATTGACTCATTCTGATATCTCCAATCCGAAAATCTCTGACTCTTTTTTGTTCAATCCATGCACTGCAAAGTCCTGCAATGCGTCAATCAGGCACACTAGACCATCAGAATCATTGCCAGATTGCAGCAATAACCACTGCTTTTGCTTGCGTAGTAAAGACCAATCGATCCTAGATATAAATTCTGGGCAGTCCATTTTGATCTCCAAGGTTAGAAGGGGGCCGCCGGTAGGTCGGTAGGTACTCTGTCCTTCCGACGCACTGGCGGTGGCTTGTAGGGGCTCCTAAGGCGTCCAAAGGGCCATCTGGGGTCTGTCTTGAACGGCCATGAAGGGATAGGGTCGATTATGCTTCGGGTGATCGTTCAATTAGTGCAATCGCGCGATGGTCTGTTATAGGTTCGCGCAGTCCGGGCTTGTACCATTGCCCGCCGTTTTCCACGGCAATCTGTTCCCCATATTCGATTGCCGATTGATGAAGGGTTGCCCCCCAGTGCCGAGGGTTCATGTGCTGCGGCTGTACGCTGTACAATGCGCGATTGCCAGATGGTAGGGTGACAATTAAAAAAATGTTCGAGATTATGGACATTTTTGACATGGGAAACATCCCTTCTAGTGTGCTGGTGGCGATCCAGCGTGCTCATCAGTGCGGTAGCTAACCGCAGACCCGCAGAAGCGGGTTTCGCATGGTTATGCTGCGATCAACTCCTGTTTCGACTGTGCCTCGATCCAGTCGATCGCTTTCTGAGCATGAGCGGAGGCCTGGAGAATGAATTTCTTATCACTCTTAAGCACTCGCAACCAGTTGTCGATATAGGCTGAATGCTGCAACTGGCCGTCGACACCGCACTGAGCGCAGAGCATTGCAGCCGCGAGTTCCGCGACCAGCTCCTCATAAGCGTAGCCCTCAGAACCGAACCTAGCAGGCGTGAGGCGGTCTAGACGTGATTTATGGCCTGTAGCGTGGGCTGCCTCATGTAGCAGTGTCGCGTGATAGTCGGTCATGGTCTTGAATGACTTCTGAAAAGGCATCGTGATGCAGTCACGGCTAGGCGTGTAGAAAGCACCATCGCCCCCATGAAACAGCCCGCCAGTTAGTCGCAGACGATCGACAACAGAATCGACTGTCTCATGAGGCACGATCTCCTCGACTGAAGTGTCGATCTCAGGCAGTTTCAGGCCATCGCATTGTTCAATTCCGAACACTGTGTAATGCTTCAGGATGACCGACTTCGACGACAGTTCCGACCCGTCATCGCCTACCGACTTGCGGTCGGTGATCTGCCAAAAGACGATAGGCGTTCCTTTCTCACCCTTGCGAACACAGCCGCCGAGTGACTGCGCCTGTTTGAACGTGACCCATTGCTGACTGCCTGAAGGCATCATCGACAACCAGAAACGATTCACGCCTCTGTAGATGGTCTTGCTAACAGGATTGAAAGGGATGCCGCGTGTAGGCGTTCCTGCTACAGCAGACCAGGGTTTGACCCATGGCGCGACGCCTGTTTCGAGTTCCGCGATGATGCGGTCAGTGATGATCTGTGCAATGTCCATGTCGGAAACCTCCGTTGAGTGCCGCAACGATGTGCTGCGGTGATGAGATGATTACACAATGAGTCTTTCGATACAAGTCCTGTTTGTATCTTTTTTGTAAATTGTTAATAGTCTATATATATAATAGTGGGGTAGGTGATAGTTATGTAATGGATAGAGCAGAAGACAGTTCAGGGGGACTACCAACATCCGCCCGGCGATAGTCTTTATCTATGTGGGGTCTAGGATCGATCGGGGCTCCGACCATGGGCGCGAGTACCTGCATGGGTCGGTCGATGCCCTGTGCGCGGTTCTGATGCGTTCTAGGCATGGTCTGGGCGGCATGGGTGGGTAGGTGATCGACGCCAGTGCGGCTCGGCCCTGTGCGATGGGTCGGAGGGGCCGTGTGGGCGAGCACCCCCCGGGTCTCCCCCCATAGAAAATTTGTGTTTTTGGTAGACTGTGGTTACAGGTTTCCTCCTGTGCTTGAAGTTAGCCCGTGTTGTTGCGGGCTTTTTTTTCGCCTATACGATATGATGAGTGATGTACTCATTTAGTGAGGTGATGATGGAGAAGTTAGAGATTGAGGTTGGTGTGG